ACTCCCATATTATTGTTATTCTTATGTAGTATTAAGGTAGAAGATTTTTTCGTGGGGGGGTAGAAATTTTCTTCGTGGGGGGTAGAAGAAATTTTACCTGTTAGAACGATCTGACGTTCTTCAGTTTTTCCGTCTTCACCTTGCATTAAGTGGACCTTTATAAAGTCCTCAGCAGCTAATTGGCTAATCCAAGAACTGATGGTACGCTTATCCTTACCGTACAAATCAGAAAAATAACCGTTACTAGCCCAGCAATATCCTTTTTCATTGCATAACGCTGTTATTTCCCCGTAAAGTAGTTTGGCATTAGCAGTTAATTTTTTTGAGTATCTGACATCGGCAGGTATGATTGCATAATAACTTTTTTTCATCGCTCTAAATCTATCCTCCGTAATTTGTTATAGATTTCATCATCGGTTATACCGCGATCCCTTAGACGTATTATTAATTTAATGTGGTCCTTAATTATTTTATGATCTTCAGTCTTAACAAAAAGACTTCTTATCTCTGTTTTTCCAATTTCCCGCTGTTTATCTCTATAAAGCTTCATTTAATCTCCACAAAAACATGGTATTGATAATTCATCTGTTCCAAAATCGAAACTATTTTGATCTGTAGCAATAATTTTAAGTTGCTGATAACTTGGTGTATCTCTTCTAAATAATGCGCCCTGACCTTTTTTTGTATCAAATTTAGACTCCATTTTTATCCACCAATCAGCCAATTCTGGCCTAGCTTTTATTATAGATAGCCTTTTGTTTGCTCCTTTTAAAAAACACAGATCGCAATTCCCCCAATCTGTTGTGCCATTATTATTAGGTAGTTGAAGATCGAATGGTTGATTTATCCAGAACTTATAAATATCCTTTTTGGTTATTTTATCTTCAAATAAAGGTAATCTACGCTCTTGGCCACTTTCTATTGTGCGATTCATTTTAACTGCTCGTGTTTGCTCGTCATAACGAATTCCGATGTAACCGACATAAGGTTTTTCAAATCCACAAGTATTGACGAAATATTCACTAATAGCTCTAATTTTCAACTCAACAGTACAAAATCTTGCAACGGGATTAGGTAGCGTGGGTCTATGAGATAAACTTTCAAAAGGCTCTCCATTTCTGCTGGCTGTTTTATAGTTGACAATTTTTGTTTCATAGGAATATTTCTTGCCAGATTTTGCTAAAGATTCTTGTTCTGACAGCAAAAATCTCTCCAACCAGACAATATCAACATTCCAATTCTTTGAACAATCTTCAACAAATTGAAGTGTTTGTGGCATTTCCTTGCCAGTGTTTGCAAATACTACCTTCACGAAATCTGGCAAAACACCATCATGTGCATCTAAAACTTTATGCAGCATGAATGCAGAGGTTCTACCTCCGCTAAAACTTATCACTGTCGGCTCATCACAAAAGTATGGGTTCATAAATAATCCTCAAATTCTATTCTCGATGTCTCACCGCCTTCTCTGGCAGCCCTCAGAGCCTTGAGCTGCTGGTTGTAGTGTTTGGCAATGTGACCAGCTTTATCATCCTTGACCAGCTGTTTAGCAAGGTTTAAATCGTTCTTACGCTCGACTAAAAGATCATATCTGCCCTGACCTAGTGTCATCTGGACCCAGTGCGTGAAATCATGCGGGTTTGACCCCATCCTGACATGACAGCCGTAGCAATGAGCAAAGGCATTGTCAGTATGCCACCGTACACTCTTATTCGCCCTGCCAAAGAAGTGAGAGCAATGCAGCCCCATTGATGATCTGTCATATTGCTTATGGCATATCTCGCAGCTGTAATTAGTTCTTTCTCTAACACACTGGCTAAAGTAATGATCACTCCTCGATCTTTTTAAAGGCATAATTTTTTGCACCCATAATTTTTTGTTGTACACAGCCCAAAACAACCACCTCAAAGAGATGTCTTTTTGTTTTAAACCAGCAAATTAGTGTTGAATACGGCACACCAGAGATTTCACTTACCTCACCTAAACTCTTCAATCCGTAGTGTTTAGCTACATCAGCAGCGCCAATTGGTTTCATTTTTTTCTCCTTATTCAATTTTCAAGGATTATCTACCAATATTGAACAAAATTGCAAGTCAAGATGGCAATAAAAATATTTTTTTGTGTTACTTGCTTTTTATATAGGCCGCAAAAATTTTGGGAGGTTTTTTATTAGAATTTTGGGAGCTTTTTTATTGTATTTTTGGGAGGTTTTTTATTGCATTATTATACTCCAGGATTATATGAGAAAACCTGAAAATATGGATTTTTTTGGTGATTTTTTAGGCAAAACTGTAAACCATTGATTTACATGATAAAAATCAGTAAAAATTGCTAAGTTATTGATTTTAAATAAGAAACCCCTTAATTTTTTATAAAATGCTGATAAGGTTAAGTCTAATCGATTGCATTAGGTAATAATTTTGCTTTTTATAAGTTTTTTATGGTTATTGTAGAAAAATGTTTGTTTTTAGCTAAATATTAGCTATAATGATTTATATCAACTAATTGAAAGGGGTTTTTAAATGGTTTTTCTAGCTGAATTTATTGTTATTTCTACTTTAATCGTCATGACTGTTATCCCGTCAATGATTATATTGGCTTTAGTCATCGATTCTTTTTTTGATATTTTTTAAGGGGTTTAAAAATGGATAAATATATACAAGGGGTTCTTTTTTTTATCATGATATTTTTTTATGCGTTTATTGTTTTTATGTCGCTGATTGATGGGGTGACCATATCCGAAAATATCATATTAATAGTAATGGCTGGCCTCATAGGGGTTAGCTTTTTGAGTGATCAAATTAATAATTAAAGGGGTTAAAAATGGAAACAAACAACATCAATGAAAAAGCTTTAGAAATTGAATTAGATAATCCTAATACTCTACGATTTGAAGAAGAAGCGCAACAAATGAGGGAAGAAAATCTAAGCGCAGAAAATGATCTTTTTTATTCTCTCATTGAACAAGGTTTTACTGCAAACGAAGCCTTAGAAATAATTAGTTAATAGAAATTAAGCCTATTTTAACGAGTAGGCTTTTTTGTATTAATTAATAATTAAAGGGGTTAAAATGTATACTTTAAAAGAATGTCAGTCTAAAACGCTATTAAGTCATACGGGTAATCAAAAGATTATCAAAACGAATAAAAACAGCGAATACCGCGTGACTAGTTTATCACTTATGCCTGATCAAAAATTGTGCCCGTTCAGTTTAAAAGCTGGCTGTTTTGATGACTGCTTGAAATTCGCTGGTCGAGGGAAAACACCTATTGCAATCAATGCTCGATCTATTAAAAGCTTTTACTTCCATAACTATAAAGATGAATTTATAGCGCAATTAGATGATGAATTAAGTAAGTTCAAAAAGAATTGCTTTAAAAAGGGGTTAAAACCTGCTTTTCGCCCTAATGTCTTGTCGGATGTCCTATGGGAAAATACCTATCTAGTAGAAAAACATAATGACATTTTTTGGTATGACTATACAAAAATAGCTAAAAGACTAGGTAAAACGCCAAAAAACTATAAATTAATGTTTTCTTATTCTGGCAAAAAAGAGTATCAAAAAAGCGTCAATTCAGCGCTACAGACTGATAACCCTGTTGCCGTAGTATTTAAAAATTCATTACCGAAAAGCTTTTTAAATAGGCCCGTCATAGATGGCGATAAAAGCGATCTTGTAAACGTATTAAAAGGCAAAAATAAGGTCATAGGCTTATTAGCTAAGGGCAGCGCTAAAACCAATGTTAATCATTTTGTAGTCGATAATAATATTATCTTAAGGGGTTAATAATGACTAATGAGGAAATTAAAGCGCTGTACGATAGCAATATAAACATGACTTTAAAAGAGTTAAGCGCGATTACTGGCCTATCAGTCAAGCGCTTAAAATTAATATTGATTTGTTAACCTTTTCAAGTATTTAGGTTATAATTAAGGGGATAAAATGAGCATTAAATTAAAAGACTGCTTCAATGAATTAGCCGTTTTGAACCATCAAAAAGGTTATATTCATTGCTATGATATAGAGAGCGCTTGTACTCGGTTACATGACGGCTATGGCTTAAAATGTTCAAGTATTAGGGATCAGTTCGCGCTAGATCTAATATTTAGAAAGGGGGGAAAATACAAAACGATTCACCGATTTAATAGCAAAAAAGAATGTTTTATTAGTCTAAAATTTATCAATGAGTTTAATCAATATGAGACCTATAAGGGGTGTAAAAATGCATAAATTAAACGTATGTTATAAGAAAAGTAAAAAGCCTAATGCCGCGCCTATACCGCGCCTATGGTTAGAAGGCTCTCAATTAAGCGCTGCTAACTGGTCAAAAGGGGATCGATTCAACATAACCCCTTTATACGTTAAAGATAAGGTTAACAAGTGTAGCAAGTTTAAGCTTATTAAAGACCATGACGGGGCGCGTAAGGTTAGCGGTAAGGTTAAGGGGAGCGGTTATACTCCCGTTATTGACGTTACTGGTAAGGCAATACAATTCATTAGCGGGGCTGATCACTTATCTATCGAATATAGTCCAAAATCGATAACCATTATTGCCCATTACTAATTAACCGTATATAAAACTATCCAATTTAGGCCACTATTTTAGTGGTCTTTTTTTTGCCTTTTATAAAGCAATTTAAATAAATATTGATTACTTTTCTGGTCCCACAATGCAATGACTTTTGCGCGCATACTTGCAATTTATCCCGCTATACCTATACAATCGACATTGTTATGCTATTTAGTTATGATAATCCAGGTTCTTATACCTATTGGTTTGGGTGGCCGTTGTTGTTGTGGGTTTTTTGTACTATAAAAACTTATGCAAAAAAGTTATAAGAGAGGGGTTACCCAGAACGAAAAAGCATATAAGGTCTAGTTTTACACCCCACAAACAAATTAGAGGTTTTTTAGGCGCGTATGGAGAATAGAGGAAGAGGTCAACCTAAGATAGAGTTTGATTATGTAGAGCTTGAAGATTTATCTCGGTCATACTGTTCATTTATAGAGTTAGCTAAGTTTTATAACTGTTCTGAGCAGACTATAGAGACTCGGTATAAAGATGACCCAGAATTCAAGTCTGCTATTGATCGTGGTCGCTTTGAGGCTGTAAAAGGATTGAGAAGAAAACAATTAGAATTAGCGATGGATGGTAATACGCAAATGGCTATATTCTTAGGTAAAAACATTTTAGGCCAAACAGATAAACAAGAAATTGATAATTTATCTCGTGTTGAGCCTATATCTGTTGAAATTGTTAATCCTGACGGTTCTTTAACACCTTAATATATTTTAACAGATTTATGATATTTTTGGGAGCTTTTTCTTTGAATGGCTAGATTAAACCCTACAAAACCACAGTTTCAATATATCAACTCTACGGCAAAGTTCCCTGCGTTAGTTGCAGGTTTCGGTGCTGGTAAGACTGAGGCCGCTGTTCAACGATGCATTATTGGCAAGTTAAGGAATCCCAGCTCAAACAGAGGTTTCTATGAGCCTACCTACGATTTGATCCGAATGATTGCATGGCCTCGATTTGAAGAGGTACTGACTGAACTCAAGATCCCCTATAAACTCCACAAATCACCCCTTAATTACATCGATCTAGGCGCATATGGACACATAATATTTCGGTCGATGGAGAATGCTGCGCGTATTATTGGCTATTCACACGCAGATGCCGACATTGACGAACTTGACACTCTAAAAGAAACTGAAGCTGCGGCTGCATTTAGGGCTATATTGGCTAGAAATCGTGAAGTCAAACAAAGCGGTGAACCTAATTCCATTGGAGTAACAACAACCCCTGAGGGATTTAAGTTCGTCTATAAGAATTGGAAGAAACACCCTAAACCTGGATTTGAGCTAATTCAAGCGCCAACTGAATCTAACCCTCACTTGCCAGAAGATTATGTGCAAAACCTCAAAGATATATATCCCAACAACCTGTTGAGCGCGTACTTGAACGGTGAATTTGTGAATTTGACTCAAGGCACTGTTTACAATGGATATAACAGGGATAGAAATCAAAGTGATCAAGAAATCACACGTTTTGACTTTCTCATGATTGGTATGGACTTTAACGTAACGAATATGTCTGCTGTGATCTTTGTCTATCGAGAAGGTATTTATCACGCTGTTGAAGAATTGACAGGAATATACGACACCCCCAACATGATACATACTCTGAGAACAAAGTACCCTGATCACAACATTGCTATTTACCCTGATGCCTCTGGCGCATCTCGAAAGACTGTCAATGCAAGTATTTCGGATATAACTCTTTTAGAGTCAGCAGGTTATGAGTGTCGCGCACCAAAAAGAAACCCATTTATCAAAGATAGGGTCATGGCCGCTAATGCAGCCTTTGAATCCTGTCAGGTTATGGTAAATTCCGAAAAATGTCCTGAACTTGCGAGTAGTTTAGAGCAATTAACATATGATAATAACGGCATGCCTGATAAAACCAGTGGTTTGGACCATCTAATCGATGCCGCAACCTATCCTATTGCGTTTGAATTACCCATCATTAAACCCATAGCGGCTGTGCCGTTCAAATTTGCGATCTAATTATGACTGTAGAACTCAGAAACCCAGAATATGAAAAATTTATCCAAGAATGGCAGTCAATTCAAGACTGTTGTGATGGCCAGCGAGCAATCAAAGCAAAGAATATACGCTATCTCCGACCGATGGAGGGCGTTTCAAGCATTGATAATCGGTATCGTAATTACCTGCACCGCGCTGTGTTTGTAAATTTCACAGGAAAAACGCGAGAAGGGCTAACTGGAGCGATATTTCGTAACACCCCTGACTTTGAACTACCCTCTGAAACCGAATATTTAGAGAAAAATGCCGATGGCGCAGGTGAATCCCTTGTTTCTCTCGCTAAAGACGTTACTGGCGAGGTAATTGCTAAAGGCAGACACGCTCTTTTAGTAGATTATCCACAGGTTACTCAGGGTTTGAGCCTTGAAGAACTGAACGAACTGTCTCCAAAGGCCACAATCAATCGATATACTTGCGAAAACTTCATCAATTGGCGTGTTGAAGTTATAAATGGACAAAAACTGCTCACATTAGCGGTTTTACAAGAAAATTATGATATGAATGACGATGAATTCGAGTATGAAGAAGGTAAACAGTAT